TTATAATTTAACCCTGAATTTATAATACTGACAGAATTGATCTCACCAATAGCAAATTGTCCAGTAGTAGTGTATGAAATATCTCCAGATCCATCCCAAAGAGGAATAGATTTTAAAGAATAAACAAATCTTGTTGGAGTTACGTATGTAACTGTTTTTACACCCTGTAATGGATCTTGGATAATTCTAAAGTAAGATCCATCCGAATCAACAATTCCATTTCTATCGAAATAATAGAAATTAGAAAAATCAGTTCCTACTCTATTTTGATATGTATTAGTCGATATTCTGGCACCAAATCCAAATTTGATATCTGTATATGCTCCAGGATTTCCTGGTTGAATATCTGATTCTATTTTTTCTACAGTTTCTACATTAAAGTTTTTGCTTGGACTTAAATCAAAGTTAACACCAGTTAAAGATGGGTGTGATGTATTAAAAACATAACGATAAAATTCTTGCAGATTGATATTTGGATTTGGAACAAAATTAATATTATTTTCCGAAAACTCAAATTTATACTCTAAATTTTCTATACTTTGAATTCTTACCTGTCTGATTGGCTCACTAACATCAAAGAATGTTGTGCTAAGTTCTATTTTTTCTGCAGTTAATTCTTGAATAGAATAGTCATAGACAATAATTGCATTCTGTGTATCTGGATCATATGATTGGATATAACCAGAACCAGTATTTGCAGAAATTCTATAATTTGGTGTAAAATTATATCTGGCTTTATAAAGGGAGACTATTTGTTGATCAAAATGATCTACAACAGAAGTATTTTCAATTCCTCTAATTACAGTAACTCGGTTGCCATCAATAGAAGTGATTTCCACAACTTCATTACCAATCTTCAGTAAATTACCTTCAGAAAGTCCAACCGTGGTTTTTAATGGAAATACGGATGATTCTAAAGCAACACCAACATGATCAATATAAATGGTTAATCTAGATGAACCCAAAGAAGCACCAGATCTTGCGAGATCATCGTCATCTACACTAAGGTAGTCTGCTTTTTTATAATTAGATCCACCAGATTGAATAACAACAGATGAAACAACACCAGCGGAAGATACTGTAATTGATGCGGTTGCGCCAGTACCAGATCCTCCAGTAAGTGGGACATTATTATAAACTCCAGGTGTATAATCAGCACCTCCATTTAATATTTCAAATCTTCCAACACCAGTATAATCAATAACAGTAGAAACTTTTGGAGTTTTGAAAGTTACTGATTGGTATAATCTTTTTCTTACATAATACTCTTTTGTCTTTTCTTGGTCATCTGGTGAAATCTCAATCGTTACTTTATCTCCAATACCTAATCCATGTGGAGCATCTGTTTCTATAAGAGCCACATTTTGATTAACATCAAAAGGATTGAGATTATCACTTAATGATGTTAGAGTAATAATTTTTGATCCAGCAGTATTAAACAAATTACTCGATTGTAAGAAATAATCGTCATCAACAATCCATGTACCAGAAAGCACTTTTATTGTAACTATATTTTGCTTGTCTGTACTTTCTAAAACTTCTGCGGTAGCAATAGGTGGATTTAGTCCATCTGTTAGACTTAGAATTGCTCCTTGAGTGTAGGAACTATCTTGATCGATCAATAATATAAATGTTTTAATATCGGCAGAAAATGTGCCAGTATTATTAAAAGTTCCTACAACATTCCTCAGAACAATCTCATTATCATTTTGAACAGTACCAACAATTTGACCAGATGCTCCAGAAGCTGGTTGTCTTAAAATATCATCAGCAAATAGATAAGCATTCTGAATGGTTGTTAGTTTTACTACCTTATTTTCTTTGCTTTCTAAGTAATTAACATTTTTTCCTTTTACAGAAGAAACAATCGACTCAACATCAAATCCTTCTGTTCCTCTATTATCAAAATAAACTTTGGAGTTGATTGAAAAATTATTTGAAGAACTATCTATGATAATTCTATCGACAGTACCAGACTTAACATCCGATACTTTAGCAATCAATCCATCACCATTTGTTGGCATACCAGGAACATAAAATCTTCTGGCGCTTTTTGGAATATCATTTTGATTGATATTTGAATTATAATTACTATCTACTGGAAGAGAATAGAAATTTTCTCCAATAAAATATGGGAAAACTGGTTTTTGAGTAGCATCTATAGTCAAAAAGTATGCATATACTCCATCAGGATAGTCTGGAGTAACACAAAATCTTCCGTTGTTCTTATCTAATGAACCGCTATTGTGTCTGTAAGTGTAATCATTAACAAAAGATCCAAGAGGATATTTTGAAGTTGTTGGACCTTTTGCTCTAGAACCATTTAAAATATAACTAGAAGTCATTCTAGCAATTGAAGATTCTGCATCTAGTGGATCTTCATATCCATATGGCCCATAAATTGGGTTACCGTCATAAGCAAATCCAATTATTGGAGAGTGTGATAAAACCGATGGTGCTACATAACTAGATGATAAATTATCGTTCAGAATAACTCTGAGTTCTTTTGGATTTCCTAAGTGAGCATATCCATATTCCAAAAGATCATTATAATTTTCAAATAAGTATCCATTTTGGTCGTCTAACTTATTCTTATACTTGGTGAATCTATTGAAGTTCCATTCTTTCAATACTGGGAATGCAGATGCATCTCTACCAACAGGAACAACATCAACGACTACGTTTTCTTGTGTATAAAAATTACCACCAGAGACTTTTATAAATTCGATGATTCTCCCGTCTGTATCAACAACTGAAGTGTAGTTTGCAAACCTACCCTTTCCTACTTTATCTCTTATTTGAATTAATGGTGGCGAAGAATAAAATTTTCCAGGGTTATTGATAACCAGACTTGTAATTTCTCCACCAGTAACAACAGCACTAATTTCTGCACCATATCCAGATGTAACTACAATATCTGGATCTCTTAAAAATACTTCATTAGTTTGCACTTCAATTCTATCTAAAACTTGTCCAGATAAAAATGCTCTTGCTTTATTTGGTTTACCATTAACTAAAACAAATGGAGGATTTTCATATCCCCTGCCACGAGTGTTTACTTTTATTTCTTCAAGAATACCGTATCTAATACTTTCATCATCTCTAAAACTATAAATTGGAACACCATTTACTAGAATACCAACATCTTTTTTTGGAGTTTGGTAGACTTCTGTAGTTCTAATCGACTCTTTTCTGACAATTTTAAGAAGCTTTTGATCTTGAACGTTCTGTGTTACCGTAGATCCATCTAAAATTTTGTATGATGGATAACTTGAACTTGCAATATAGTAATATTGTTCATCTTCGAATATTGCGGAAACATCAGTTTTTACTTGATCTAATGCTGTTTCTACCGAAAGATTTGTTGGAGCATCTACAGGATCTCCTTGATTTAAAATCCAGCGAACATCATTTGTACCAGTAAGTACAATTTTTTGATTTGATGTTTCAAATCCTGGATTTGAAATCTGAATCTTATCACCAGGAGCAGAATATGGGTTTAACGATGCTGGAGTTAAATTGTATGCAATACCAAAGGTTAGTAACTTAACACCAGATCCTTCGATACTAACGGGTCTATAAACAGATTCTCCCTGGTCATGATTTACAGGAATAGATCCTCTGCTCTTGATAATAAATTGTGTTGCATTTTTATCATCAAAAGTAATTGTTTCTTCGCCAATTAAAATCTCACCGACATCTTCCCACCCAACTGTTGAAAAAACATTTACTCTATCACCAACAGTTGCAGATGATAATAAATTACTTTCCAACCTAGTTTTAGTTGAAATTGCAAATTCTCCATTTACAGTTTCTGGAGCTAATACAATATTCCAAATTATTTCACCATCAAGAGTCCCATCGGGAAAAACATTATCGACAGTAGCAGAAGCATATCCATAATCTTCTGATGGAAGTTGCACAATCTGCTTTCCAATTAAAGATTTTGGATTACCAGATACAACTTTTACTTTTAATGCATAAATGTTGATCCAATCAGAATCAGATGATTTGTATGTAAAATCTCTTGGTTTATAAACAGAGGGTTTATTATCTACATCTTTAGCAATAATAGTGTTAAAGATGAATTTAATAGAACTATCAGTTCCCTTTGTCTTATAAAATTTCTGAATATTCTTGATAAGAGTTCTCTTATCTACATCTCCCTTGAGATATTTTTCTGGAAATGATCCCAAGTATTGAGATTCAAAATTTCTTATGAAAGCATATAAGAAAAGATTACTGATATTATATACTTTATGCCCAGCAACATGGGGGATTGCTGTTGTGTTTTTAAAATCTGATTCTGAGTATAAGTCTCCTAGTTTTGTGTTGCCACTAATACCTCTGAAGCAATTTTGTAGAGTTGTATTAGTTCTAGTGGCATAAAAAATAATCTCATCTTGGATTCTTACATATCCATTCTTTTCTGGGAATGATGATGCATCATTCAATACAATCTCAGTATCACTTGCAGAAATTCCAGATACAAGTTGATCATACTGATTTAAAATAGTTTTCTCGTAAAAGTCAATATCTGCATACTGTTGGATATTATTGATAATATCCAAAGGACCACCCTGCACCTCCTGAGCTTCGTAATACTTCTGCACAAACTTTGTAAAAAGTTCATACTCAGTAGAAATAAACTCTGGGAGTTGGGACTCAATAAGAGTAGAAATTCTTTTGGTCTTAGCAGCCATTTAATTACTCTTTATACGCGATGAAACTTGAATTTGCTACGTCAACATCTAGGTAAACCTCGCGGAATGCCTTGATATCATTAGATAGTGGTTTTACTCTAACTGATATACGGTTGTCGAAGAAACTACCTTTGATGATAGTCAAATTGTAGATCATCAACTCACCTTTTACATAATCTATATCCCCAACTTCCCTGTCGAGAACAACTTTTTCGCCAGTTAAAGTATCTAGTCTATATAGGACGATTTTGCCATCCCTATCTTCAAGATACACGTCAAAATTGGGGTATTCAGTTACTCTAAAACCAGTTGTAGAAAGAACAGGATCATCGCAATCGATATCGAAAGAATTTTGGAAACAAATCTCATAATAGAAAGTTGAATTGAGTTGTGGATAAAAATCCTTCCTCATAGTAACTGTAGTGAGGTTTGATGTGATACTACGGTCGGCATCGTCAATAACACCAACAATTTTACTGTATCTAAACTTTCCGTTAAACTTTTCTGTATCAGAAGTATCCAAATAATTTTGAACAGATCCAATAACTTTATCTCTAATCTGTTGTGTTGTCTGATCAGTAGTCAACGAGTCATAGAATATTCTGCTGCTAATTTCAACAAACAGAATTGAAGGATCTACAATTACTGGCTCAACTGAAGCAACAACATATTTCTTTACCTCATCTGTAATTTGCTTTTTAGTTAATGAAGTTAGATAAGATGCATCAGATGGCTTTAATACGATGAATACTTTTCCGTACTGTGGGGGGTCCTGATCTTCGCCTCCAAAGACGAGTACATCACTTGTGGAGGGATATACCCTACGAACGATTGCAGCGTAGTCCTGGGCGGTTACAGCGCGGTCCTGTGTGCCATATGCTTTGGGAGCATTATATCTAATTTTTTCTGTTGACTCTAACTCTTCTCCACCAGATGCTGCAACGGTGGAATTGATAGTTACATCAAAAACATTTGGAGATACTCCATCAGGATTTTCTAGAACACCACTAAAAACAAATGTTCTAACTCCATTTGATTCTGGTCCTGCCGTTCTTAGATAAGAAACTTCAATTATTGATCCATCTTCTAGTTTCTTACCAAGAACACCATCTCCAAAAAGCAACTCGTATCTCTGATCTTCAATTTCTTCGATAAAGAAAATTTTAGAGTTGCCATCAATACCAATAATATTATTTGCCACCAAGTATGGCTCATTAAAAGATCCGCCAGTTGGAAATACCTTCACTCTGATGGTGTTTGTGTCAATATTTGTATTATCCAATACAAATCTTTGTGATCTTGACGATGAATTTACTGTAAAAGTGCTAACAATTTGATTTCCTTCTCTTACAGCAACATTTGTGAATACTGCAGTATTGTTTGATACTTGTGCCTTTACGTCATCCAATACCACATACTGGTAGATAGTATTGTCAAAAGAAGCAATAAAACCAGTACCTTTCTTCAAATAAAGTTCTGTGTCTGTAGTTGGGTTTGCATATGTCACAGTAAAGGAAACATATGCGGTTGGGGATGTAATCGATTTGGGTCTGTATCCCAATTGCTTCGCAATTGCTACCACGTTGTCTCTGAGGGTAGCAGAATCGATAAACAGTTCATTTACCACCATATTGGTGTTAAATGCTGTATAGTAAGTATTATACGCTAGAGTATCGATAATCGTCGATAGTGCCGATCCATCAAAATCATAATCGGTAAAATCAGACTGTGCTCTGAGATATTCCCTCAAAGCCGTCTTGATATCATCGAAGTCTAAATTAGCAACCTGTATGTATGGCATTATCGAGTACGCTCTAGGAAGAATTCTACGCTTACTGGTATGTCATCTCTGCCAACAATCCTGAAAAATAATTCTACCTCATACCCATTATTCATCTCATCTGGTCTGACTACAATATTCTCAATCAGAATTCTTGGTTCATATCTGTTTAAAACCTCAGCAATTTCTGAACGGATTAAACCAGCGGATGCATAATCAAGAGGTTCAAAAAGAGCATTTTGAATGCCACAACCAAGTTGAGGTTGGAATGGTCTTTCTCCTTTCCTAGTAAGAAGCAAGGCGGTAATCGATTGAATGATAGCCGCCTTATCTTTTACCACAACCAAATCATCGGTTACGGGATTCTTCTTAAAAGTAACACTCAAATCTTTGAATGTCTGAAAGGTTGGCATTTAGACACAGCAATACGCTGATATTATTTATTCACTCGTGCCAACGCTCCACAAAGTCATCAAATCCACCAGGACCGCCACAGGGGCGCTCGTAGCGGTCTTCTGGAAGTGGATATAGATCTTCCTTCCTTTTCATCTTATTGTACGCTTTGAGGTGCTTCTCGCTGTCTGTTTCTGTGATCAGCGTTCTGCCTTCCTCAATAAATTCGTTGCTTTTATCTACTGGAAATAGTCCCATTGTTTTTCTCCTATACGGAAAGGTGAAACAGAACTTTTTTTGGGGTTGCTATCCCTATGACCAATGATTATTCGGTTTTTCCCACCAAAAATGCAAATCCTCCACGCTATCATCATAATAGAGTGAAACCATGTCACTCTTATATTTACTCCCAATATTTTCACATAATGAAACGGTGTAAAACTTTTTATAAGAAGCAAGATCTTTCATGACATCTGTAATCCACTTATAGTTACCACCACGGATAACACCTGCTTCAATTAATACAAAATTATCCCAACGTTCCATCCATTCTTGAAAATTAATCGAAAAATCAATTCGATAATGATGTGGAGACTCATCTGGAAATGGTACATTCACAGCCTCTATATGAAAAATCTCCCGACCCATGGATAATGAGTGCGAGAGATGCTGAGTTACAATACCAGAGTAATCAGGAGAGACACACAAGAAACAAGTCTTAGAGGGATGAATATCCCAATCAGACATTTTGATCTTGTATGACATCTCCTGAATGAGTGCCATTTCCTTATCTTGAGAAATGAACAGTAGTTTTTTCATCCCCTACCTTGTCCGCGATAACGCTTAGTACGACCATTTCGTGAACTTGCACCAAGGTGAGTATTCTGTGAACGACCTTGGCGAGTCTTTTTAGGCTTACCTGGAGTGTAACCAGACTTAACAAGACCAACTTTAGATTTTGCTGCCATAATATTTGATCAACTGACTTATGTATTATAGCACAATTGGTTTAAAATTCACCAAGGAAAACATTAATACTTGATGAGACCACAACTGCGCCTTCATTTGTTACACTACCAATAACCGCTATTGGAGCTCCATTACACCATACTGTTGGATGACCAGTTACCAACACATCAGAATGCAATACTGCTCCAGGTAATGGAATCTTATGAGGTATAAATGTATTGCCAACATGATGTGCTGGGCGACCATTTACAACCACATTTGAAGATACTCCAGCAGGAGCTGGATTTGGAATCACAACAGGGTGAATATCATGATTGGTATAGACTCCTAATACTCCAATTGGTATTGCCATTATTCTGTTGTGAATACGTGGTTTGGATTATCAACTTTGTTGATGCCTGCTTTATTTAGAAGGAACTCAATTCTCTTTGCTGGTATTCTACCGTCATATCTTACGGGTAGATAGAAGTACCATATATTGTTCGTTAAGTTGCTCCCAAGCGTCTCTAAGGCGAGTTGACCGAGTTCTGCTACACTACCAGGCAAAGGGCTCGCGTCGGGGATTACAACGGTTATAGCGGACGTTTTAATGGTGATTACCATGGTGTCCAACGCACTCGTTTTTATCTCAGCAAAGGATCCAACCTTCGGCGTACTTCCCGCTGGAGCTACTATCTTACGCCACTCACTACTTCCATATTTCTCTGCATTATCTTTATCGTAGATTGCCCACTTCTTATAATCTGGATCTAATATAACTCTGGTCATTCCTGTGGGATCACCAGTAGTTTGATTAATTGGATACTCTGGATAATTCCCACTCGTTATATTTGGATTCCTAACATAAAAAGCATCGCGCATTCGAACCTTTACAATCTCGGAGTAATCGTCGCGCTGCTGCTGAGGTGTATCGGTGTTATAATAACTTTGTAAAAGATACTTAGGTTCCCCATATTCCTTTTTGTTAATAAAAGTAAATCCCTGATCATAAAAAGGCCATTCGGTGACCCTCCCTTTGACTTCAGAAATACCTACATATCCCGCTGCAAAGACAGGAGGTATAACATTCTGATTAATCTGAATGCCTGGGTCAATATTATCGAAGTCTCGGATGTTTAATGCAATTAATTGCTCTTCATCAAACTCTGTTGGATTGAACTCTGGAAGATTATCTGATTCCGAACGAGGCCAAAAGTCAATCCTCTCTATGGAAGTTAGCGTAGAGACAATCCTCTCGTCCTCAAATACAGGAATCATCCAGATCTGAGTAGGTATGATCTCCTCCCACGTAAGCCACGGTGGGGTCTCTGAGAACAAACCAAGTTGTAAACCATTTAAAATTGCCTGGGAGTCCTTT